GATCTGAAGCGGTATTTGCAGGTGTCGGTCACGCCCAGTGCGTCGGCCACCGCGAATGCCAGCAACAACACCATCGTGGTGGCGGCCCGTCTCGGCAAGGGCGAGAAGGGCTGCGTGAACGCGACTGACGCGAACGTCACGACGTTCGTGAGCAAGTGATCACTGGCTGATTGACGACTACTCCAACCAGAGGAGGATGCCGTGGGCGCGGCGTCACCTGTGGCGGGCGTAAAGCCTGCCGTGCTTGACACTGGCTCCGGGCCGGTGCGTGTGATGTGTGCCATGTCCGTGCCTCGGCTCGGCTGGCAAGACCACATGTTTTGTTGGCCTAGGGGCCTCATCCCGTACGGCATCTCGCCCGTCCGGCTTGAGGGTGCCTTCTGGGGCCAATGCCTTGAGCGTGTGCTCACCGAGATGGTCGAGCTCGACGACGATCCCAAGGCACCGCCGCTGTGGATTCTGACCCTCGACTACGACACGATCTTTGAGGCAGACGCGGTTCCCCGCCTGCTGCAGTACGCCACGGCCAGCGACTACGACGTGGTGGCGGCTTTGCAGATGAAACGCCGCACGGACGAGCCGCTGTTCACTATGGCGGCGACCAACGGCGAGCGGATGGCCGAGGCCCCGCGTGACTGGTTCATCCTGCACAACATCGTGAAAGCCAACACGGGCCACTTTGGATTCACGATGATTAGGGCTGCGGCACTGAAGCGAATGCCGCACCCGTGGTTCCTGGGTAAGCCCGACAAGGAAGGGAAGTGGGGTCCAGAGCGTGTCGACGATGACATCCACTTCTGGCAGGTCGCTGAGAAGGCTGGCGTGAAGTCAGGCGTCTGCACGCGGGTGTGCATCGGGCATGCCGAGGTGCAGTTCAAGTGGCCCGATCAGAACATGCGTGGGCTGGTTCAGCACCCTGGTGATTTCTGGGAACGTGGCGGCAAGCCGCCGGAAAAGGTGTGGCAATGATTGAGACGGCACAGGTGCGGTTTCGCCGGCCCTACGGGGCGTACAAGACTGGCCGGGTCTACACGTTCGCCAAGGGCGTGGCTCGCTCGCTTGAGCTGTTCGGCAAGGCCGACATCGTGCGTGAGCCGGTCATTGAGTTCGCCACGGCCCCGGAGCCCGAGCAGCTGGAGCGTGCCGTCGCGCCGGTCGCCAAGGCTCCGCGAGGCCGCAGGAAGAAAGCCGTATGAGCCTGTTCTATCGGGGCACGATTGCGAGCCAGTACCGCAGCCTTGTGGTGAGCACCGCCAGCGGCACCGGAGACCGTCCGGTCAGTGTGGCCGACGCTAAGGCTCACCTGCGGGTCGTAGATACGACCGAGGACGATGACTACATCGGGGCGCTGATCGACGCGGCGACCACCTGGTGCGAGGACTACTGCGACCGCACCTTCGCCGACAAGACGTACACCGTGGCGTTCGATGACTTTTTCGGGACACGCATTGAGCTTCCGCGCCCGCCAGTGCGATTGAACGTGACTGCCGCGAGCGCCACGGTGACTATCTCGTATGTGGACACGGGCGGTGCCACGCAGACGCTGACGTGGGCTCAGTCGGGCACGCAGAACTTTCGGCTGGATCGGGACCACGTGCCAGCGTTGATCTATCCCACGTACCTCGACGTGTGGCCGAGCGTGCGGATCGACGACAAGAGCGTGCAGATCACGTACCTAGCCGGCTACGGAGGGGCGGCCAATGTGCCCAAGCCGGCCGTGCACGCGATCAAGATGCTGGTCGGTCACTGGTACGCCAACCGTGAGGCTGTGGGCAACGTGGGCGACAATGTGCCGATGGGTGTGGCGGCGCTGCTCGAGCCTCTCAAGTGGAAGCAGTACACATGAGCATCGAAGGCCGCATCGCCATCGACGTGAACTTCGCGGACTCGTCTGACGCCACGGGCGTGCAGTCGCTCAAGAAGATTTCGTTGGTGGACACCAGCAGCTACAGCAGTGGCAAGGTTGCCATACTGACTGGTACGGCAGGAACCACAGCCGCTGCGATTTCCACTGCTCCTACGGTTTACAAGGACGCCAGTGGCGCAGCAGTCAGTTTTTCGACCATCGAACGGGTGGCGTTTGCTGCGACTCCTGCGGCGACAATCGACACTACGCAGAGAGTGTCAGGTGGAGACAACGTCATCACGTCTCGCAATGGACAGGTGACGATTGTTGACGTGCCGGCTGTCACCATGGTCTACACAACCGCCGGCACAGCCTCTTACACCCTCGTGCTCTATGGGACGTGAGCCATGCTGAAAGCCGGCATCATGGACCAGAAGGCCGAGATCCAGACGCCCACCGAGGGCGTCAACAGCATCGGCGAGCCGACCTTCACCTACTCGGCGTTTGCCACCAGGTGGATGGCACTGCTGCCGCTGTCCGGCGCTGAGCGTGTGGCCAGTCTGCAGAACGAAGGCACGGTCACGCACCGGGTGCGGATGCGGTACACGCCTGGACTCAAGCCGAAGATGCGGCTTGTGAGCGAGGGCCGCACGTTCGAGATCGACTCGGTCGTAGAGCGTGGCCGACGCGAGGAGCACGAGCTGCTGGTCACGGAGGTCGTGGACTGATGGCTGTGCAGCTGGGTATGTCGGTCGACGGCATCAAGGAAGTCCTGCAGGGCTTCCAGGCGTTGCCGATCGGGCTGCAGCGAAAGTACCTCAGGGCCTCGGTCAACAAGGTCACCAAGCCATATGTGCAGCCCGTAAAAGCCCTGATTGCCCGTGGGCCGACCGGCAACCTCAAGCGGTCGGTGGGCGTGGTTACGGAAGCCAAGGTCAAAGGTAAGACGCAGACTGCCGTGCTCGGGTTTCGGCGTGGCGACAAGAGTGGCCAGAACGGCAAGGCGTCCGGCTATCACGCCTGGTGGATTGAGAACGGCGTAAAGACGCGGCAGCCCAAGAACGGCCGAGCACTAAAGGTGCCAATGGCCATGGCCAAGAAATACAAGTACCTCATGGGCAAGGTGTCCCTTATTGGTGGTGAGGAAGGGGGCAGCATCTTCTTCCGCCAGGTGAAGGGATTTGCCGGCACCGGCAAGTTTGCGGCCTGGGCCGACCAGACGCTGCCGCGGATCCGCGACGCCCTGCAGACAGAACTTGTCAGCGCCTTGGACAAGGCCACGGCCGAGGCCGCTCGCCGGGCTGCGAAAGGCAAAGGCTAATGGCCACCGTTACCCACATCGACGAGTCCTTGCTCCAGGTGCTGACGGCCGATGCCGAAGTGGCCATGCAGGCCGGCAGCCGCATCTACCAGGTGCAGGCCCCGCAGGGCACGGCCTTCCCGTGCATCGTGTTCAACCGTGACTCACAGCTCAAGACGCCGTTTACGCACCTGCTTGGGGCCGGCGATTTGATCCGTGCCACGTACACGTTTTCCTGCATCTCGGACAACCTGCTTGAGGTGCGAAACCTCGCTCGGGCCGTAAAGGCAGCCCTACAATACAAGAGCACGTCTGCCATCCGCCTGGCATCCTGCGTGAGCGAGGACGACCAAACGGAGCCGGCAGCGAGCGGGGAGCAGCTCCCCATCTACCGCACGGATTTGCAAGTAGAAGTCACCTACAGTGAACCCTGAGCAGGGAGGCTCAGACCATGCCGAAAGACATCGGACAGGGCACATTCGTTACGTTCGGTACCATCGTTGGCTCGGCTGCAACCCAGTACGCGGTCAACAGTATCTCGCTTAGTGGCGTGTCGCGTGACGTGGTCGACGCCTCGCACCTCCTGACTCTTGGTGGCAAGGAGTTCATCGGCAGCGAGTACTACGATCCGGGCGAGCTGACGCTCGAGATTCATCACGATCCGTCGCTCAACCCGGTCAACCTCCTGACCAACGTGAGCACCCAGCAGGTCTGCACAATCATCTTTGCCAACGGCGGTACCGCCACGGCGAAGTGGTCGGCCTACGGCTTCGCGTCGGCGTTTGAGGCTTCGGCCCCGAAGGACGACATGATGACCGGCTCGCTGACCATCAAGCTCAGCGGCAACCTGAACGTTGGCTAGTCAGCAGGAGGCGCGGACTGTGGCTCTTACCCGTGAGCAGATCAAGGCCAAGCGTGGCGTTCGGCCTCGTGTGCCAGTGGAAGTGCCTGAGCTTGGCACGGTCCACGTCGCAAAGATGACCGCCAAAGACCGCGATGCTTTCGAGCAGATGGTCACTGGCGGCAAGGTTGGCGGCGTCAACCTGACCAACATCCGGGCACGGTTCGTGGCCCTGGTGTGCGTCAACGAGGACGGCACCAAGATGTTTGAGGATTCGGACGCTGACTGGCTTGGCGAGCTCGACACGGACATCGTGCAGGCCATCGTCGACGAAGGCTTCAAGCTCAACGGCATCGGTGGCAACGCACTGGAGGACGCCACAAAAAACTAGAGCGCCGCCCGATCATCCTGTTTCTCTACCGCCTGGCCCTCAAGCTCGGCATCTGGAATGTGGAAGACCCGGGCGGCCTGGCCGAGACGATGAGCGTTGACCAGTTGTACGGCTGGATGGCGGCGTTCACGTTGATGCCGTGGGGTGACGAGTGGCTCAGGGACGCGGTACTCATGGCACAGACCTACAACGCCAACCGCCCCAAGGGAAAGCCCGCCCTGAAGCCTTGGGACTTCATGCCGATTGAGCAGCGTCCGCAGTCGCAGGACGACATGTGGCGAGTCCTCCAGCAGGTGAGGACGTAAGCCATGGCTGCCAAGAACTTCGGCCGCGTTAACGTCTCCATCACGGCCAGCACGGGCGGGCTGACCGCTGGGCTTGGCAGGGCCGGCAAGCAACTCAAGGGCTTTCAGTCAAACGTCAGCGGGCTGTCTGGTGTAATGGGTCGGCTCGGCGGTTCTATGGGGAGCCTGCTTCCGGTCTTTGGGGCGTTTACGACAGCAGCAGGTGCCATAGCTGCACTCACGTCTGCAACTCGGGCGGCCGAAGCTCTGCACAATCTCTCCCAAGAGCTTGGCGTTGCCACTGGCGACCTACAGGTCATGCAGCAAGCAGCGGCCGAAAGCGGCGTGAGCCAAGAGCTTCTGACCACAGGGCTACGTCGCACCAGCAGAATGGTCGGCGAGCTTGCAATGGGAACGCCTGGAGCCGTCAAAGCGTTCTCCCAGCTCGGCCTGACTATGCAAGACCTTGCTGGCATGTCTACGGCACAGCAGTTCGCGCTGATCTCAGATCGCATCGCAGCACTTCCTCCGCACATGCAGGCTGCGGCGGCCATCGACATCTTTGGTCGTAGCGGCCAAGGCATGCTGAACTTTCTCCGCAACGGCAGTCAGTCAATCGGCGAGATTGACACGCTTCTGACGCAGCTTGGCGTCAAGATGAGCGGCGAGCAGGTCGCTGCCATTGAAGGCATGGGCGACGCCATCGGGCGGCTGACTCTGCCGATGCAAGGATTCATTAATCAGTTTCTTGCCGAGCTCGCCCCAGCAGTAACCGCCGTCTCGCAGATTCTTCTCGAGTTCTTCACGTCATCCAATACCGGCTTTTCGTACGCAAAGCTGTTCGCAGATGGACTGATTGTGGCACTGAAGGGCCTGGTGGCTGTCGGCTCGATTCTCGTCGGCACATTCCAGATGTTTAAGGCGCTGCTGCTTGGCATTGCTGCAGCAGCCACCACTGCGTTTGGCGGCATGGCAACGGCGATTGGTGCGGTGCTGGAGTTCCTCGGGCAAATCATTCCGGGCCTACAGTCAGTTGGGCAGGGTATCTCTCGGTTTGGCGAGCAGACGCAGATGGTAGGGGATGCGTTGTTTCAAGAAGCCAACAGCGCGTTCGGTGCCGCCTTGGAGAACTTTGCCAATCCGCTGCAGGGCTTTGACCAGAAGATGGCAAATGCTCAACGACAAGCCGCTGAGTCGGCAGTGAAGCCAGTTGAGGCCGCCGCCACGGTTGCCGGGCAGATTGCAGGCGACCAAATCACGAAGGCTATTACCGCTTCTTCTCAGGCCCTGAAAGCCATCGTGGTTGGCACGTCGGATGGTGAAGCATTCCGCAACTCCATCATGCGTGGTGCCGATCCTCGCCTCGAGGGAGACGCACAGAA